ATTGCGAACTTCCTTGGACTGGGGCCTTTACGATAGTGTTCAACCATGGCGTTCTTTGCTTTCTTGGATACGTCTTCCGATCCATCCCATGACAGGCACAGCCATGGAGTTACCAATTGCTTTATAACGGGGACCATCAGGAGTATCCTTGCGTATATCAGTCCAGTTGTCTGGGAAACCTTGAAGCCGCTCACATTCAATAGGCATTAACCGGCGAACAATCCAGTTGTCTTTATTGGCAAATACAATTGATTCAACAGGTGTTCCATCTGATCGGAATCCACTGCCGGGGTTAGCACGTAGCGTATTGGCTACATCGTGAGCAACGTATTGATCTTGTGATGCAGCTACAGTGAAAGCCATCTCATCTTGTCCCAAGTATCCCGTGCCTCCTGTCCCGCCAACGGGACCACCACGGCTACCATCGCCATTACCACCACCACGCATCTTGAATGCATGGCTGTGAGCAACTCCGTGTACGCCTGTAGCATTTAGAGTGTACATGGGACCGCCAACTGTATACCCATCACCGTTACCGCCATTAAGCGGTTGACGGCCAATTGTGTTCTCAGCAAGTGCAATTGGTTGAACAGCAAGGTTAGTGCTTTGGATGTCACCGATATCAAAGCAATTCAACGTGTTTGCGATGCCATCATCTACCCACGTCTCTTCACCGTCTTTGCATCGAGGTCGTGTACTCTTACGAAAGATGTGCTGCACTAATGGGACATTACCGCCACCTGTACCCATATGGGCAGTCAGCGTCCCACTAGTCTCTGGTTCTTCAATCACCCGACCATCACTAGGATGATGGTTGTACAGGACGCATTGTTGGTTATCACCATTCTTATGGGATGATGCCAGTATGGTTCCAGTTTTCTCCGTAAGATTAACAGTGCCTGTTCTGGCTAATGCTGGATTGAAACTTGCAGGAACGAAGAGCGTTGCACCACCATCAATATGCTGGTTCTCCAAACCCATCTTGTCCCCGTAGTGGGCATCTAAGGTTCCTGCGATTCTTGCTGGCCAAGAGCCACCCTCCGCATCAGCGCTTGCTTCAGTACTGGAGGAAGTTTTTTTCCTCGACTTTCGGCTCTTCTGAGGATACCCTCGCAAGCTTTCGGACTCAAATAGTATCTCTCCGGCACGTCTTGAATCTCCACTAATATGTCCGACAAGAAAGACTCGACGGCGGCGCTGGGGGACTCCAAAGTATTGAGCGTCAAGCACTCTGTAGGCCCACCCATACCCGATGTACCCCACCGCCGTGAGGAGGGAACCAAAATCCCTTCCTTCGTGGGATGACAAAACACCGGGTACGTTTTCCCAGATAAAGAATTCTGGCTGATAGTACTCAACCATTGAAACGAAGGTGAGGCTAAGATTTCCTCTGGGGTCATCGAGTCCTTTACGCAATCCTGCAACGGAGAAGGACTGACATGGGGTTCCTCCGACAATAAGGTCAACTGTATCTCGGTCAAGATTCCACTCCTTAAACTTAGTCATATCTCCAAAATTGGTCACATCCGGAAAGCGTTTTGCTAAACTTTCTGAAGGAAATTTTTCAATCTCCGAATACCCAACTGGAGTCCAACCTAAGTCATGCCAAGCAACTGATGCTGCTTCTATCCCACTGCATACACTTAGGTAACGCATTAGTCGATAAGCCCAAGGGATTGAGCCTTCTTTACAGCACGGGTACGAGCATCCATGCCACTGACGTTTAACTTCCAATACATATTGTCAGCGTGAAACTGGACTGTTCTAAAAGAGATTCCCAGTGCCGCTCCAATCATCTTGGCTGTCCGACCCTTTGCGAGATGCGTCAAAATCTCCAACTCCCGCTCCGACAGCGGATACTGCATCTCTTCTGCTTTTTGCTCTGATTCCATTCTCTTCTCCTTTGTACCGTTTTTGGTACATTGCAAAATTTCGACTTGCCCGTAGTTCATCCTTAAAAAACTCAAGGCTAACACGATCATCCTCTGTATTGACTACAAAGAACTTCCACGTTTTGTCGGTAAGTATCTGCACATACCAGCATTCATACGTATGTAACGTATCGTCTGTATATGTCCCAGATATATGCTCTAAATGTTTCCCATTAGGTGACACACAGTATGCAAGTAACGCATTAATAATCAATGGTTCATACACTACTGTAGATAGCATTAACTATTCTATACCTGCATATCTGCGGTCGCAAGTGTCCTCGATGTCATGATGTACAATCCTATTTATGGGTGTCGTAAAAAAATATCAGAATCCTAAAGGTGGATTAAATGCGGCTGGTCGCGCCCATTTTAAAAAAACCGAAGGTTTAAATCTCAAACCACCTGCACCGAACCCAAAAACTGCAAAAGACGCAGCACGGCGTAAGTCATTTTGTGCACGTATGGAAGGCATGAAACGAGCCAACACATCGGCTAAAACGGCAAGAGACCCTAATAGTCGAATCAATAAATCATTACGGGCATGGGACTGCTAACTAATGCTGAAGAACATTAATCACCCTCACTTGTTTGCTTTGTCATTATCGGAGATTGAAGCCAATGAACATGGTCTTAAAAAGCCTCCGACCAAAGCACAAATGCAACAAATGGAGAAGAAAGAACATGGTCTCAAACGTACACCAAGCATGGCTGAGATAATGAAAATCGAAATGAAGGAACACATTAAACCTAATGGCGATGTAGTAATTGGTCGTGGGTTTAAAGGAAGGGCTAGAGCTAAATAATGGGTAGTGGCAAGAAAGATCTGACACCTAGTCAGCAAGTACTAAGTGATGCAAAGCACGTTGTAGAACACACCGTAGGCGAAAAAGTTGCACACGGTGCTGCTCATGCTCTTAGTAAAGCCGCTCCTGTAGCTGCAAAAGCAGTTGGTGGTGCTATAGGTAAAGTGCTACCTACTGTTGCCGGAGGTGTTCCAGGTGGAATTGTTGCTGCGTTCAGCGGAAATACTGGACGTGGATTTAATGAGATGCAACGAAACCAAAACGATATGTTGTCTACAGATACTGCAACTAAACGTGCCCTGATGTACAGAAACACACCAAAGTTGAACATGACTAAAAAGATGGTTGCCGTTAAAAGTCCTGCTTATTCTGGTCAAAGTACAATGGGTAAAGCCTTGATGGCAAGTGCAAAGAAAAAGGTGTAATGATGGCTAAAGTAATTAAATCTACTAAGACGATGTCCGACATGATGGGTGTTAAAAAGCCTCATCCTGCTGGATGTAAGTGCGCTGGATGCAAGAAGGGTAAGTGCTAGTTGTGAGTACATTCCCAACATATAAACAATGGCTTGGCGGACGTGAAAGTACGGACGCTATGAAAAAGGCTTATTTTGCGGCAAAGGACGCATACACACCTTCTCGACCACCTGGTTCTGGTAGTACTTCACCTACACCATCTGCCGTTGGTTCAGGCACACGTACAAACGGAAGTCGAATTAGAACTAACCCACGATTTGATACTACTGGTGTTCGTGTAGACCCAAGTCGTATTCGTACTGAATCATACACACCACCATCACGTGGTCCGTGGGGTAAACCGGGGGCTGGTACTCCTAATCCTAGTGCTAATATCACTGCCGAACAATCGATGAAAATCAGTGGAGCCGGTTCACGCACTGCATGGAATGCTAGGCCATCCGGTGGAACTCCCACTGTACCTTCCCGTGAGTCAACGATTGACGCACGAATGGCAGAAGCCGCTAAGAAACTTGCCTCACGTAGAGCTGCAGCTAAACCCGGCATGCCTAAGCCTGACACTAATTTTGGTCGTAACCTAAAAGGTGGCATCGTGGGTGGCGTAGTTACCCACATGCTAGAAGATGCTGGCAAAGCAGGTTCAGCCGCGTTATCAGGTGACTGGAAAGGTGCAATGCAACGTGGACTTGACATAGTCCATCACACACCTCTAGGATTCGGACAAAGCGCCGGAGACGCTGCCGCATTTGCGGCTGGTCAAAAAAGCTTCCGTGATGCACCAAGTGGAATGCTTGACCGAGTGCTTCATGGCAAGTATTTACCGTCTGATAGGTATGCTGGATCTGAAAAGAAACCTAATGCCGCACAAATGCCACCGAATCCCATCCCTGATAAGCCAAAGGGCGTGGGGAAGAAACCATTAAACCCAGCACCTGACCAACCTAGTTCTATTCCTGATATGGGTAGGCAAGGAAGAGCACAAGGTAAAGCATTGCGTGATCCTGAGTCTTATCTAGGTTCAGCATTTGATGCTACGCTTCGTAAAGGTATCTCCACAGGGCGTAACTATCTGCAAAACCAGATGAATAAAGATGGTCTTGACTCAGATATGCAATCTAAAATTATGGCTCGTTACAACGACAAGATTGCTGAAGATAAGTTGCTAAGTGCCAAAGGTAACGAAGAAGGTCTTGTTGGTGCTATTAACCGCAATGATGCTAATCGACCAGGTGCGACAGCGGGTCGTGGCGAACGTACTCTTGATGCATACCGACAAGTAAGCCCTCAAGGTAAATACGGCAAGGGTGCACAGGCTGATGAGATTCAGCGTAAATTTGTAAAGCAGTAAATATACAAAAACGGAAATGGGGCTTCGGCCCCATTTTTTTATGCCTGTATACTTGTAAGTATGAATTATATCCAAGAGGTCAATGGTAACTACATTGAACGAGACGGGCGCGTCTATCGTAAGACTCCTCATGGTGAAGCCCTTGTTTGTAGTGCTTTGGTTGATAAAGATGGCGTAAAGCGTAGGTGTCGTGCATTGGCCCTCTCAGGACAGGATTATTGCATGGCACATGGCGGTGCACATCTACGCAAAGCAGAAACACCTCGATACCTTGGGCATCTATTCCAAGCAAACCGTAAACGTTTTAGTAAGGTAGGTAAAGAACTTCTTGAAAAGGTAGATTCTTACCGGGATGACCCAGACCTATTCAGTCTTCGGGATGACACTGCATACGTGACAGCGTTACTTGACCAACGTGCAGAGGCGGCATCAGAAGGTGTAGGTATTGAGCAGTATCGCAAGATTGAATCTGCCTATAACCTTGCTCGTTCTAAACTAGGGTCACCAGACTTCATCGATGCATTTGAGCAGATAGGTGATTTGCTTAAGGAACGCCTCGATGAGTATGCAGCCAGTAAAGATGTACTTGACTTGATTAACCGCCGTACCGACCTTGTAGAAGCCGAGCAACGCATGATGCAAACAAAGGCTTATACACTGGAAGCAGATCAGGCTTTTATGTTGATAATGCAAATTGTCGAAGTAGTAAAGTCAAGTGTTCGTGATGCCGACGAGCTGACGGCTATTAAATCGGGTATCAACAAACTACTACGTCAACACAAGCAAGATACAAGTGAAGATATACAAGACGCAGAAATTGTAGAAGATGTCGAACAACCTCAAACGAACAACACCTAAAGAATTTAGACATCTCACTAGTGCTGATAAGCCGTTGTCAGTTGCTCTTCTTGAAGCACTCGAAGAGCAAATTGGACAGGTTATAGAGACTGGTGATTACGACTCTGGTCGAGCATTTGCGATTGATGGAGCACAATTGGACTACAAACACTGGTTGAAAACATTTGCTCCACACGCAACGTCGAGTGCACTTGGTGTACATCACATTCGTGCATGGGAATGGGCTGAGAGTATCAAAGCAGGTGCACCTCCTCCTGCTCTAATTGAGTGCTGGTTCCGTGGTGGTGGAAAATCTACTACGATGGAACACATTGCAGCTCGTATTGCAGTCAAAGGCTCTCGTCGATTTCTTCTGTATGTATGCTCAACACAGGAAGCTGCTGACCGTCACGTATCGGACATTGCACACACAATGGAACGGTGCGGTATTGAAAGGGCTTTGAACCGCTATGGATTCTCTAAAGGATGGAATGCGTCCAAGCTCAGGACTGCCAATGGGTTTAACGTTCTTGCGTTCGGTCTTGACACTGGCGCGCGCGGTGTTAAACTTGATCACCTACGTCCTGATTTCATTATACTTGACGATATTGATGAGCTCGATGATAGCGTTAATCGCGTTGAAAAGAAGATAGCAACTATCACCCAAACTATCCTCCCGGCTAAAAGTACAGACTGTGCAATCGTATTTGTCCAGAATAAGATTCACGCTAACTCAGTTATGGCTCAAGTCCTAAGCGGTGAGTTGGATATGCTACAAAACCGTATCCAGTCACCTATTGTTCCCGCTATTGAGGATTTGCAGTACGAACCAATTGAGCGTGAGGATGGACGTGTTGGTTACAAGATAACTGGTGGTACGCCCACGTGGGAACACAAGAATATTGAAGTATGCCAACGTGAGATAGATGACTACGGAATCATTTCATTCCTACGTGAATGCCAGCATGAGGTTGGTGTCGGTGGTATGTTCTTCCCCGACTTTAAAGAATACGACCTACAGGGTAAACCGTGGCACGTTGTTGATAGCGTAGACGTTGCACCGTGGTGGCGTATATGGGCAAGTCACGACTTTGGTACTGGTGCACCAGCAGCTAGTTTGATTTACGCCAGTGACGAAAACGAAGACATATACGTCATCGGTGAATGCTACGAGGCTGGACTCGTATCGTCTCATCAGGCAATGCGATTGCTAGAAGCGTTAGAGAAACGACAGTACGCAACACCTGTAAAGAAGAATGTTCGTGACGGTTTATGGCAGACCCGATTGGAAGCAATTGCTTTTGACTATGCTAATACTTTTCCTCCGGAGAATGTTGAGCAGAGGGTAGGTGAATATCCAGTAGAAGTGTGGTGGAAACGAGGACTCCCAGCGGTACGTGCTGTAAAAGACCGTAAGGCCGGATGGAGGAGATTAAAGGAATGGCTTGTTGCAAGTCGTGTGAAAGAAGGGAATATAGTTCCAAGATTCCGCATAGTACGTGGAGCATGCCCCAATCTTATCCGGGAACTCAAAGGTGCAATGGCTAACCCTAAAGACCCGGAAGACCTTGATCCAGGTACTAAGAGCGACCACGCTCTGGATAGTCTTCGGTATGGAGTTATGTGGCGTGAATATCCTGTTCAATGCCCTCACACCAACGCTAAGTCAAACCGGCCACATTGGCTCGGTAGTAGCGAGGAAGACAAGTTCGTATGAGTGCCAGTGATATCATTCTGTATCTGTTGTTAGCAGGTATTCTCGTGTTTTTAGGATTAATAACATGGGAATTGCGGTGGTGGAGACAAATGCACGACGAACTACAGGCGTTTATACGCAAGGATGACAGGTACTTGTAATGGCAATTCAATTTCCACGATTTGGCAAGAAGAGACCTACCCTGACATCTAGTATGTACAACCGTTCTACGGCTGTGCCTATGGAGCCACCCGGAATGGCGGAAATCCAACAAAGCATTACTGCTTTAAAGATGCCAGATAACACAGGAACTAAAGGGTCATTTGATGTAGGCGATTTACGTCTTACTGATAAAGATGACCTCACCCTTGACCACGATGCCAATAAGTGGGAAGTTGACCCAAAGGAACAACCTGAAGAAGCAACACGTGTAGTCAATTACGTCAAGGAACAATTTGATACTGCTTACCGCGCCCGTCAGGAAATGGAACTTGAATGGGCACAAGCGCTTGCATTCTTTGAAGGCCGGCAATGGTTCCGCATCAACAGCCAGACACGTAACCTTGTCCAACTACAAAACCCAGCAGAGCCAAACCGCTATGTAACGGTCAATAAGATGCGACCGCTTATTGATGGTGTTGTTGGTAAGTTGACGCAAGTTGCACCTGACGCAAGAGCTGTCCCGCTATCGCAGAATCCAAAAGACCAAGCCGCTGCCGACGAAGCAAATTTTATTGCTGGCCATTACACACGTAAGTTTGATCGAGAGACTCAGACTAAGGAACGTGTACGCTGGGCGTGTATCACTGGCACTAGCTTTGTAAAGATTTATTGGAAAGCCAACGCCGACATTATTGTCCCTAAGATGTCTATTGACGATGGTTCAATCAAAGGCTACGAATCTCTACCGCTGGGAGATGTTGAAGAAGAAATCATTCCATGTTTCAACATGATGATTGACCCTACGGCACAAAGAGATGCTGACGTACGCTGGATGATTCATGCATCCATTAAGCCACTGAGTTGGTTTACGGACAATTATGGAGAAGCCGGTAAGGCAGTATCCCCAGATGCTATTGCTGGTCAAAACGCAGGTTATGTTGACGCATATCTTGAAGGTGCTAACGGCTCCGGTAACGGCTGGGTTCAACCGTCGAGTGCACGTCTCAACAACATTGATAGCCGCAAGCATTGTGCTATCGTTTATGAATACTGGGAACGACCAACGGCACAGTACGAAAATGGACGCTACATCGTAAGCACTAACCGTGCTTTGTTGTACGCGGGAGACTGGCCATACAAGAAGAAGGACACGTTCCCATTCATCCCACTTCGATGGCAACCTCGGTCAGGAACACCTTATGGACATAGCCTCTGCTTTGACCTATGCCCACTGCAACAGACATACAACCGCATCTATAGTCGTTGGCTAGAGCAGTTTGAGACCAACAAAGACTACTTGATGATTGAGCGTTTGTCCCGTGTTGGAGCGGATGCGTTCGATAAAGCCGGTGATGACCTCGATGACAATAGTCGTATTTACCGAAAGGTTTACTACGACCGTGGTGCACATCCACCACAAATCATGCGCGCGCCCGGAATTTCACAAGACTTAATTCCGTTTATGCAGTCCCTTGAAAAGGACATGGCAGACATTGCTGGTCTACATGATGTAAGCCAAGGTCAAGCACCTGCTGGAACACCTGCTGAGGCGGTGACATTACTGCAACGTGCAGATAACACTCAGCATAGTTACATCCGTGCAGATATTGAAATCTCTATTAGCAAAATCAAAGAGTGGGAAATTGCACTAGTGGAACAGTATGCAATCACTCCATTCATTGGTTCTGTTGATGACCAAATCAATCCACGTAACGAAATCAAACAGGGTGTTATTACATTTGACCAGATTCGTGAAGGTGGTCAATTCCGT